ACCTCGCGGCGCAGCGTCAGGATCTGGCGGTGTGCGTGCCGGAATCTGGCTGCCCATTTCTCGGGGCCGAGGCCGTCGAAGCGGATCTGGCCGTGGCCGATCGTGCGGCGCTCGCCTGCGTGGACGGCCGCGACCGCGACGGCGACAGCGACACCGAGCGCTGCGAGCAGGAGGATCGCAAGGCGGCGGCCGATCACCGGTCCTCCCGCCAAATGTCGAGGAGGTCGAGGCAGTCCTGCCAGAAGACGGCGCCGAGCCAGCCGAGCGCGACGCCTGCGAGGAACACCAGCGCCGCTGCTGTCACCGGGGTTCCTCGGGGCCGGGCCGCTCGGGATCACCCGTGTGGCAGACGCGTGGACCGCATCCGAAGCGGAGGGCAGAGCCCGATACGGCGGATAGCCCACGGCCCGGCCCCAAGCCTTCATGTCCTGGCCGGCGGACGGGACGTGAACCGGACGCTGCGGCCGCGCCGGCCATCCACAGGCTCGTCACGGTCAGGTGGGTGGGCCTGTGGTTGTCCCGTCCGTCCTGCCAGGCCGTGGCGGCGGTATGGGTGGGCGCCGCCAAGGGAAGAGAACTGGGATTCTGATCCGCTAGGGGCATGCCACCGGCTCCAGCGGGATTACCTCGACCGAGATCCCTCGCTTTCTTGCCTCAGTGATCGTGTGCAAGGTGCCGCGAGAGAAGCCGTTCCAGAACGCGATCACAAGATCGGGGTTCAGGTCGAGCATGTCGTTGTTGCTGAGGATTCCGGCGCTCCTGCCGTGCTGCTCCCAGTCCGCCACGAACACCCTGGTCGCGATCCCCAGTCCGTAGGCGATCCCGTCGGCCCACATGTCGACGCCGTTCGCGCCCCCGTGGATGATCGTCGTGTCTGACGACAACTCTCCGAGACGTTCCGTGATGACTCGACGTGCGGCTTCGGGGTTGCCGAAGGCGCGAGAGCCGCAGACGAGCACGGTCGGAGTGAAACTGGGACTTTTCGAGTCCGCTAGCACGTTGCACCGTTTACGCTCGAGCGCATCGGCCAGCTCGGCGTCGGCGATCCATTCGCCTTCCGGGTCGCGGCAAACGAACGCACCAGAAGGGCTTTATCGTGCGTTCCGCTCATTGCCGCGCTTCCTCGTGTCTGCGGATGTAGCCACAGCTGTCACGGCCGAAGATCGTCTGGCACCGCCAGCAAAGCCGCACCCACGGCTCGGCGGTATGGACGATCCGGCGGCCGCAACGACAGCGGCGCTCGAACGCTTGCGAAAGGGCCTTATCGTGCATTCCATGTGGAAACCATACGACGGCGGACGGCAGCTGCACTAGACGCCCCCTCGAGGCTTTTGTCGCTTGGAGCGGAAACTTCCGTCTGCATCCAGGCGCGGAGGTCGTCGTCTGAGGGATGCAGGTAGCGGCGGGTCGTCTCGATGTTCTTGTGGCCGAGCAGCATCTGCGCCGCGACGAGGTTGCCGCCGTTGCGGCGGAAGATCTCGTCGGCGGCGGTGTGGCGGAGCTCGTGCAGCGGGAAGGCCGGCAGGTCGGCCCGCTCGAGGCAGTGCTTGAACCAGCGGTGTAGCGTCGAGGGGTCCATCGGCCGCATCCGGTCTTTCTTCGGGTAGAGCAGGTATTCGGCCGGGTAGCGGCTGTCGCCCTGGAAGTGCAGGTAGAGGCTCTGCTCGAGCCACGGGTACTCGATCGGCAAGGCGATCACCTGGCCGCCTTTGCGGTGGCGCAGGTAGACGTACCGGCGGCTCAGGTCGATGTCACGGATTCGTAGGGTGCGGACGTCGTTCTTGCGGAGCCCCAATGCGATGAAGAGGCCGAGAGCGGCTTCGTCGCGGAGCGAGTTCTGGCGGGAGAGGAGCTGCTGCATCTCGCCAGATTCGTGCGCGACCCGCAACGTCTGTTTTGACCTCGGCAGCTTCAGTTTCCGGAACGGGTTGTAGGGGGCGAGGCCTTCGTCTTCGGCCCAGTTCCCGAACGACCGCAGCGCGGCGGTGTAGGTGCGTTGCGTCTCGGTCGACGTGTCGCCGAAGCGGCGGCGACGGAAGTCGCGCAGGTAGCGGAGCCCTTCCGGGCAGCAGAACGCGGCGACGCCGGGCAGGTCCTCGAACTCGAGGGCGAGCCAGGCCAAGGGCCGCTCGTAGGTGTCGAGGGTCGTCCGTGGTTTGCCGTCGTCGTGGAGGACGTCGAGGAAGTCGCGGACCTGCTGCCCGATCGGGGTGCGCTGGTAGCTCTTATCTTTCACGGCCGCCTCGAGCTGCTCGGTCAGAAGCCGAAGCAGCAGCCCGGGCGGCGTGTCGTTCGTAAGATCGGGCTTGCATGGGAGCTTCGACCTCCTGTGCCGTGGCCCGGGCCGTACCAGCGGCGCCGGGCCTTTTACTCTACCAAGCAGAACGAGCGGCATCTCGAGCGGGGCGGTCACCGGGTCACCCGGCTGCGCGTTATACATGGCGGTGTGGCGGCGGCCCAACCATCGGCCCCACCACGGCCGGCGGGTAAGCCGTCCGCCACACCGTCGCCCGTCACAGCCAGCACCCGCCGCAGCTCCCTCGCATCGCTCACATCCCCACCCCCGTCGGGCTGACCGGTCGGCAGGTGGGGCTGCCGGAAAGGAACTTTGCGCGGGAACCTACCCGGCTAAACCTGGTGTGAACATGCCTTCATAGTTCCCGAACCCGCAAACTGCGGACAAATCCGGAAAACCGGACGGGCAGGCAGACTTCTGTTCGGGACTGGACGATAGGCGCCGGTGGCGCAGAAGCATCTACGGAACGTCGCGAAGGCGGCGGCACAGCTCGAGCAGGCGCGGGCCGGGCTGGCGCGGGCGATCGTGGCGGCGCAGGAGTCGGGGGAGACGATCACGGATATCGCCCCGCACGCCCGGTTGAGCCGCTCCCGAGTGCATGAGCTGATCCGGGAGGCGAAGAAGGACCAGCCCCCTAGTCTTTGATGCAGGTCGCGATCTGCACCTGCCCCTTCGGCGCGTTGATCAGGACGGCGCCGAAGCTGTAGCCGGCCGGGCAGGACTCGGCGCCGGGTGTGCCGGCGGGGCCTGCGGGTCCTGGCGGGCCTTGGTTGCCGGCGGGGCCTTGCTGGCCGGTGCCGACGTCGACCGTGACGGTGCGGGTCGGCTGCTGGGACCCGGTGCCCAATGCCTGGGAGGTGAGGTAGCCGGCGCCGGCGGCGAGGGCGAGCGCGGCGGCGAGGATCGCGGTGGTTCTCATAGCTGGTCTCGTTCGTGGAGGCCGTCCTTGAACGCCTGCAACCTGTCGAGGCATTCCTGCTCGAGCCGTCGGCGCATCCGGCGGACGAACCAGACGGCGCTCAACACGCTGCCGACCCCGGACAGGAACGCGCCGAGCCCGGCGAGCAGGTCGGAGGACACATCACTCCGCCACCCGGATGAAGGTGACGGCCTGGCCGTTGACGTCCCGCTGCCGCCGCTGAACTTCGCCGCCGTTCGAGTTGTTGCTCGTCGACGTGTTCCCTTCGATCGCGGTGAAGGTGTGCGACCCGGTCCACTTCTCGAAGAAGCCGACGTGGTCGTACTCGCCGTTCCTCGCCCAGTCATAGGCGACGAGGTCGCCGGGTTTCGGGGTGCCGGTCGTCGACAGGCCGTAGCGGCCGCCGCGGGCGTCCGCGACGATGTACGGCACATAGGCGTAGCGGGCCTGGTTGCGGTCGAACGAGGCGCTGCCGGGGCCTCCTGACGCATCGTAGGACCACGTGCAGAACATCGCGCACCAGGGGCCGACCATGCCGTACCAGTCGGTGTACTTGACCTGGTTCGACCCGGCGGGCGACTCCTTGACGCCGAGCTGCGAGATCGCCCGGTACAAGGCGGCCTCCCTGGCGGGCTGCTCGAGCGTCGGGTTGTTGTCGGCGTAGGCGGCGTTGATCTGGTTGACGGCGACGGAGTCCATCGCCATCTCGCCGGCGTGCGTCCTGCCCTGCGGCACCTTCACCGAGCGGAGGAAGTTGAACGTCTTCTCGCCCAGGTTGCCGGTCGGGTCGATCGTCCCGCTCCAGTGCTGCAGGCCTTCGATGCCGGCGTGGGTCTGGTCGCCCCAGCCGTCGCCGTGCGCGAACCGGTTCGAGTAGCTGTCGTCCCAGCCGTCGGGATCCCACGGCCAGGCGCCGACCCGGGCCGCCGTCCGCTTCAACGCCAGCACGAACGGGCTGTCGGGCGACGGCCCGGACGGATGGTCGGGCGGGTAGAGCGGCCCCGGGAAGCCGTTCACCTTCACCATCGGGCCGCCCTTGGGCGGGTCCTGGTTCCAGCTCACTCGGTTCCGGGCGGCGGCGGCGGCGTGCCGGCGGTGCCCGGCGACGCGGTCGTCGTGACGTAGACAACGCAGTAATCATTGGTCGGATTTGCGCCGAGCGCCGCCAATACCTGTGCCGCGGCTGCGTCTGGGGTATAGGCGAGCGCGTCGTCGGACTCGAGCTGCACGTTGACGGTGATCTGCATTCGGGCCTCTTCCTTCGTTTATGAGACTCGCTTCGGCAAAACCGAGATGGTGGCAGTCGTGTTTGCCTGTGTCGCGGATGTCTGATATCCGGATACCTGGATGGACTGACCAGCCTGCGCGGTCACCAAAGCCGCAACGCCACCAACAGTGGCATACCAGTTGGCGTTTACACCGAAGACAGCGGTCTGTAATTGTTGAACGTTTTGAACACCGACGCCAACGTAGATCGTCGAGGTAGAACCGGCGTTGCCGAGCACCGCAAGGGACGGCGTCGCGAGATATTCACCCGCCCGCGCAACCTGAAGCGCGGCGTAGATCGGGACGGTCCAGGCACCGACGGTAGTCCAGGCACCGCCGGCGATGACGCGGGCGGGCGTACCACCGATGAACTCCCACTTGTACGCCGACGCGCTGGCCGCGTTGTACCGGAACCGCCACTGGTAGGTGGGGTTGGTGGTCGAGTCGACGAGGATGTATTCCTGCCCGTCGACCGGCGAGACGGGCAGGCTGGTGCCGTAGCCGGGCGCCGTCGCCGGGCTGACCCACTGGGTGTCGTAGTCGGCGGCGGTCTTCTTCGCGAGCACCTGGCCGGTTGTGCCGCCGGCGGCGACACCTGGGCCGGGCGGGCCCTGTTTGCCCTGATAGATCAGGCTCGCGAGCGTGCGCTGGTTGCCGGTCTGGTTTGTCAGCGGCAGGTTGCCGGCCGTCCAGGTCACCGGCAGCTCGGCGTAGCCCTGCTGGCTGATCGCGTCGGCGGTGAGGGTGTAGCGCTGCCGTTTGGTCGAGTCGTCCTGGTCCTGCAGCGCAACCTGCATGCCGGCGGTCAGCAGCGTGAGGATGTTGGTGGCGTCGGTGCCGCCGGCGGTCTGGTTGGCGAGGTAGAGGCGGGTGGCGGCGGTCTGGTCGGCGTTGTTGGTGCGGAGCTCGCCGGAGCCGGGCGGGACCGAAGTGGCGGTCTTGAACAGGTAGGTGAGGACGCTGCTGCTGCCGCCGGGCGGCCCCGGCGGCCCAGGCGGCCCGGCCGGGATCGCCTCGATCGCCGCCTCGACGTCCAACGCGAGCTCCTGCATGTCGGTGGGGACGTCGGCCGGGTCGGTCGCCGCCGGGTAACGGAACTTGTAGACGGGGGTGGTGCCCATTTAGGGTGCGGCGGCGCGGACGCGGACGTTGAACGCGGGGGTGCCGGCCGGGACGGGCCCGCCGCCGTCGGTGCCGGGGGCGCCGCCGTAGGCTTCGTTGCCGACCGCGCATTCGAGCGCGCCGAGGCCGAGGGTGGTGTAGCCGGCGCCGAGCACGGCTGAGCTGGTGCCGGCCACGATCTCGGCCCAGCCGGTGTCGATCGGGTTCGGCGTCGGCGGCGACGTGGCGGTCTGCTTCCACACTTTCAGCTCGTCGGCGAGAAACGACACGCCGACCCGGTCGCCGACCGCCAATGAGGGCACCGTAGTGGTGGAGGCGACGGTCGCGGACGTGCCGCCGGTGAAGGTGCTGATCGAGACCAAGGGACCGGCCGGGTTCCAGTTGAACAGGACGTAGGCGGACAGGTCGATCAGGCAGCGGGCCCGGATCACGATGTTGTGGTTCAGGGCCGGGTTGTCGCGGAACACCCAGGCGACGGTGCCGTCGGCGAAGCTGGCCGCGTTCCAGAGCATCTCGCAGAAGCTGCCGCCCGGCTCGTTCGTGATGTAGTCCGACACGGCCTGCAATGCGGGCGTGCCGAGACCGACCCAGCGGCCGCCGTTCGACAACGGATCCTCCGGCGACGGGCCGGCGTGAATGAAGACGCTGGCGTCGTCGAACGGTGTCGTCACGCCTTCGTGATCCGCATGAACGCCTGCACGTCGGCGGCGCCGCCGCTGCCGGCCCCGAGGACACAGGTGCCGCCGGTCTTCCACGCTTTGATGTGGTAGGTGTGCGAGGCGGCCGACGGTGTCAGGAACAGCTCGCACTTGATCGGTGTCGCCGTGATCCCGTTCAGCTCGCAGAGCCAGCCGACGACGGTGGAGGCGCCGTCGACGAGCATCACCACCAGCGTGCCGCTGGCCGCTTCCGCGTTCGGGCAGAAGAACTCGACCTTGATCCTGGTCGAGCCGTCGTAGCTGACGGCGTTGCCGTCGATGAACGCCTGCGCCGCCCCGGAGGAGGTCGCGGTGACCGTGAGGGCGGTGGTGGTCTGGACGTAGTCGAGCTCGCCGCCGGGCGGGGTGCCGCCGCTGCCGAGTGTCGCCCAGGTCGACCAGGCGGCCCCGTCGGTCTGGTAGATCAGCTGGTGGGTGGTGCAAGCGTAGAGGCTGCCGGAGCCGACCGCGTCCGCGGCCGGCCGGGCCGAATGGATGCCGGTCTGCAGAACCGCCTGCAATGTCGTGAGTGCTGTCATCGGTTAGGCCTCCGTCATGACGGCGTCGCCGTCGCCGGTGACGGCGACGTTGTACTGGCCGGACAGAACATCGGCGTAGGTGATGGTCGGGTTCGGGACCATCACCGGCCGCCAGATCTCGCCCGAGTTGACCCACGCGGATCCGTTCCAGCGGAGCCGGTCCGCCGTCGCCGGGCTCGAGATCGTGCCGAGCGGTGACCCGTTGATCTTCGCGACGGTCGGGTTCGGGTAGGTGCCGGACAGGTCGCCGCCCGCGGACCCTGAGGGGGCGCCGCCGCCCGGTGTCGTCCATTTGACGCCGGCCGGCTGCGAGGAGTCCGCGGTCAGCACCTCCCCGTCCGCCCCGACCGGCAGCCGGGCGGGGGTGTCGTCTGCGACCGCGACGATGATGTCGCCTTTCGCGTCCAGGATCGACCCGAGCGCGCCGATGTCGCGGGCGCCCTGGTAGACGACCTGGCCGTCCGATTGGACGAGCACGGTCGCGACCTGGCCGGGGGTCGAGGTGGCGAGCAGGCACGGCGTGTCCTGCTCGGGCCGGTACCGGGCCGGCAGCGTGAACACGGTGGTGCCGTCGGCGCCGCCGGCGAAGTCGCCGCGGATGTGGAGCCAGCCGCCGGTGTGCAAGGCGAACTGGACCGGCTGCCCGCCGGCCGCATCGCCCCAGCTGTTCTCGAACGGCGGCGCGTCGGTGTCGCCGACGGTGACCCAGAACGCGTCGACGATCTGGTCGGCGCCGCCCCAGGCGTGGTCGCGGGAATGGATGACCGGCCGCTCGCGGGCCATCAGGGCGGGAACCCGTCCGGCGGGAAATAGGCTCTCGGTGACAGGTCGAGCGTCAAGGTGACGTCGTCGTAGCCGGGGACGAGCGGGCCGACCTGTTCGTGGACGCCCTCGACGAAGTACGGTTCGGCGTCGAAGCCGCCGCCGCCCGGGCTCGCGACGGTCACCTCGATCGTGTCGGCGATGTCGACGAGCGACAGGAGGCGCCAGTTCTCGCTCGCGCCGGCACGGCTGGGCTCCATCGACCGAAACCCGATCTCCGAGACGCGGTTCCGCGGCTGCGCGTAGTTCTGCACGTAGTAGGTCGCGAACTTCCTGGTCTCCTCGAGGTCGGTGACCGGGCCGGGGAGGCCCTGGTAGGTGATCAGGTCCTGCGCCGACCAGGAACGGATCCCGTAGCTGTCGATCGAGGCGGGATCGGTGACGAACTGGCCGGCGAGCTCCGGACCGGTCAAAGGGGTGTAGCGCCGCAAAGGCGTCGCGAACGCCTGATTGATGATCTTGGCGAGGCCACGGTCGAAGCTGAAGCGGCGGATCTGGGCGTACTGGGCCGGGCTCGACGCGACGGCGGCGCCGTCACCGGCCTGCCACTCGTGGAAGTCCCAGGCGCCCGCGGCGGCGCCCGAGGCGACGCCGACCGGGTCGAACTTCGCCTGCCGGCCGTGGACGGCGAGGCGGCCCTGCCGGTCGGTGAACACGTTCGAGACGCCGGGGAACTCGGCGTCGGCGGCCTCCTGGATCGCGGTCATGGCGGACTCGCCTGGTGTGTAGGTCTGCTCCTGCACGTTGGCGCCCATACCGGTGAAGACGACGGTGTAGCCGGCGCGGGCGGTCGGGCCGATCGACTCGTCGAGGACCCGGTTGATGCGGGCATCCATCGGCCAGCTGACGCCGCCTTCGTAGTAGACCTGGTCGGCCATCGCCGCCTCCGGCGGTACGGATCCGTGCGTCGACGGGAACATCTCGATCGCCGACAGGAACTCGAAGATGTCGACCAGCGACAGTTCGAGCCGGTTGACCTGCTGGGACGGGTCGAAGCTGTAGTCGAGCTCCTCGACGAAACCCCTGAACCTGGTGTACCAGCTGCCTGTGACGGGGTTTCGGCGGCAGATCAGCGCTTGCAGCAGCGGTTCGATCAGGCCGTAGTAGGGGCCGGTGGGGTTGGTCGGGTCGAGGATGCCGTCGCGGTCTGCGATCTGGACGACGGCGCGGCCGACGTCGGTCCGGTCGAGCTCGTACTGGCGGCCCCGGTCGATCGTGTAGCTGGTGACGAGGCTGTCGTAGCTGTCGATCCGGGTCCAGGTCGGCGACCAGGTCAGCGAGGGCTGGTCGAAGGCGAGATGGAAACGCCCCGTCGGGCCGGTCGGCGACACGGCCGGGGTGACGCTCACCGGGCGCCCCGCCGGACGTGCGCCCTGGCCTTCGCCCTGCGGACAAGGTCGTTCTCCAACGCACGCGGGTTCGAGGCGGAGCTGTAGAAGTGCTCGATGTGGATCGTCGGGCCGCCGCGGGCGTACGCGAACTGGTACTGGCTGCCGGCGGCTGCGCCGTAGCGGAGAGCCTGCCTGCGCTGCGCCCGGGCCGCGTCCTGGGCGCCTTGCTTCAGCTGGTCGTTGATCGACTTGATCGCGTCCCACGCCTGCGTCTGCGCCTCGACGGCGAGCCGGCCCGAGTGGAGCGCCCGGTAGGCGGCGGCCCGCATCCGCAGCAGGATCGGGCGGATGCTGAGCCCCAGTGCCTCTGCGCGGGCCTGCTGCAGCTGTAGCCCGGCCGGGAAGTCGAAGCTGGGCCGGTAGAACTGGTAGCTGCCGCTGACCCGCTGCGGCGGCCGCATGAGGCCCGGCGTGGCGACGGCGCCGCTGATGCGTCCCGGCAGCCGCAGCCGTGCCGCGCGCAGCCCGCCGGGAGTGTCGACCGCACCGGTGACGGTGCCGGGGATGGTGGGGCTGATCAGCGGCCCGGGCGGCAGCCGGAACCCGGCCGGATGCCTCGCCGCCGGCGCGAACAGGTTGGCCGGCCACTGGTGCCCGGCGAGCGGACCGGCCGGTCGGCCGCCGGTCGGGACGCCGAAGACGGCGCCGATGTCTTTCAGCCAGTTGCGCGGGTCGACCGCGTGCAGGATCCCGCCCAGGCTCCATTTGTTCTGCGGGTCGCCGCGGGCGCCGCTGCCGCCGAGCGCGACGTTGGCGGCCGCGGCGCCGAGGATCGAGGCGCGCAGGCCACGCATCGCGCGGGCAGAGAAAGCGGCGTTGCGGCCGATCAGCCCGACCGAGCGGGCGACGCCTGCCATCGTCCCGACGATCTGGAACGTCTTGAAGCCGACGAACGCGGCCAGCAGCAGCCGGACCGTGTTGCGGGTCGAGCCGGTGACGTCGTTGAGCCCTCTCATCACCGATCCGAGGATGCGGAGCGCGTCGCTCAAAGCGGCGACCGCCTGCCTGACCGTCCGGAGGATCTCGCGCTGGTTGCGGCTGTTGTTGAGCCAGTTGGCAGCCCGGTTCAGGTACTTGCTGATCGTCGGCAAAAGCTGCTGCCCGAGCACCTCCTGCAGATTCTCGAGCGCGACCCGGAACCGGTCCTGGGCGCCGGCGGCGGTGCGGCCATAGGCGGCGGCGGAGCCGGCATACTTGCGTTGCAGCAGGTCGAGCGCCTGAACGGCGTCGGCGTTCTTGTCGATGTTGATGCCGAGCCGCCTGAGCGCGCCGACGTTGCCGATCGACGCTTTGAGGACGAGCTGCGAGGCCTGCTCGAGCTCGATGTTGCGGCCGCGGGCGACATCGGCGGCCAGGGCGTTGAGGCGCAGCGCCTGGTTGACGTCGCCGGTGCGCCGTACGAGTGTGTCGAACGTCGCCAGCAGCCGCTCGTCGTCGAAGCCCGAGAGCTGCGAGGTTGCCTTCGAGACCTCCTCGATCCGGCGGCGGTAAGTGCGCCAAGCGAGCCCGGACCGTTCGACCGCGACCCTGGTTTGGCCGAGCACCCGCTGCGATTCTTCGGCGGCTTTGACGGTCGAGGTGATCGCGGCGACGAAGCCGGCGCCGCCGAGAAACGCCGACGACGCGAATGCGACCGACCGGCCCAGGGAGCGGAAGACACCGGAGCCGGCGGCGACGCCGCGGAAGGTACGGCCGATCGAACGGTCGAACTTGGCCGCATCAGTTGAGGCGCGCCGGAAGCTCCGTTCCAGGGAGCTGGCGTCGCCGACGATCTCGACGCTGATCGTTCTAGGCATCGAGCGCCTCGCGTTCGTGGATCGCCTGGAACAGGTCGGCGCAAGCCAGCAGCTGCGCCGGCGTCATCTCACCGACGCCGGCCGGGCTGACGTTGAAGTAGCCGAGGCGGGGATCCCAGAGGCCGGCGGGATTGGATCCGATCTCTCCGAACTCGTCTTCG